ATTGTTTCTGTCCTTGACAATCTTTACACCATACTTAGTTGCTGTCTTTTCAGAGATACCTCTGTCGGTTAGTGAACCATAAGCACCAGTATAGGATGTTAGGAATGTGTTGTCGGACTTGGGTTTTGTTTTCATATCAATCACTCTACCTGTAGCTTGACCTTCATAGTTTGTAAAAAAAGTATTACAACTAAAGCATTTTGCAGAGCCGTTCTCATTAAGAGATACAGCGTCACTGCTTGAGCATTCGGGGCAGGGTAATTTATGTTTAATGAATTGGGTTTGTTCTTGTATCATTCTATCTCCAGTAGAAAAAGGCTAGGCTTTTACACCCAGCCTGTTAAAGTTATTCAGAATCAGTTTCAGTATCTTCTACCTCTCCTTCTTCTGTCTCAACCATAGCATCAGGGTTTTCTTTCAGCAAGCTTTCAAGATTACCTCTATGCGTAGCACTAGTAAAGTTAAGTGCCTCAAGCAAGACTTCTAACTGTGACACCTTACTAATTATTACATTAGCATTTGCCCTAGCATTCTCATCTTCAATCTTAGTCACATCATAAGATGTAACACCATCATCATTTTTAATACTAACAATCATATTAAAACTCCTCTGTTTCATCAAAGAACTCAGAGCCATCTTCGGCTTTGTATTCAATGAGGTCTACGATTTGGACAGCCTGTAGGTCAAGACTTTTTCCTGCCTTACCTGCATACTCCCAAGCGTATTCGTTACACTGGACTCTAACCTTAGAGCCATTACCCACAGCAAGATTTACTTCCTGTTTGTTTTGGTCAAGCAATCTAGGTGCAGACCTAACCATTCCGTTAGGACCATTTACCTTACGCTTAACTACTACAGCAGAACCTTCATCCATCTGCTTAATGGTATGTCCACGTGATGCAAAGTCATTAGCTGTTGCCTCATCAACCACAAGGTTGACTGTGTACATGGGTTCAAATGTTGTATTGGGTGTTTTGATACTTGCCCAATAAGCCGTTCCGTCAATTATCATATTTGCCTCCTATGATGTTAGTTAAATAAAAGAGAGTTAATGAGCCAACTACTCTCGGAGTTGTGGACTGAAGCCAAACCAAATAGTTTATTATTTGGAGATAGAGGGCTTAAAGTTCTTTGGTTGCTCAGTGTCATGTTGCACATGTTACACCATCTCTTTGCGGATGTCAAGCATTATTTCATCTATAGTATATAAACTTTCATCCAATAGTTTTACATAGAAAACTTTAGGGTCAAGAGTCCATCGTGCCTCATAGCCTACTTTGTTTTCATATAGTTCTTGTGTGTGTACAGCAATCCAATCGCAGAAATATCTGTACTCATCTTCTGTTAATCTTACAAATCCATCTTCCATGTTAGTCTCCTTTACTATAATGTTCTTCCAATACAGAGGCACTTTCTATTATATCATAACAGGCTTGATATATTCTATCTTTTTCATTTGATATATGAATAGTAAAACCTACTATCAATATAATAATTACAGTAATATAAGCTACATCTTTTGTATTCATAAGTTTTCCTAATGTATTGTGTTGCTATTAAAATCTTTGAAGGATTCTAGCAAAGCTTCTTCATCTATCTCTGCTCTCATTTCTCTCATAGCTTTCATGTCCATACCCTCAACATCCCATGTCCTACCGTTAGTAGTACAAGTCACGTGAAGCACAACATCTATCATAGACATAGTAATTAGACTATCAATAGCAGAATAGATTGAAGTAGCATAAGTTTTAATAGTTTCTCTATGATTATCTATCACGACCTCAACAATATACTCATCCATGTTTAGATACCTTTATTAGTTCATCAAAAGTTGTAATGTCTGGATACTGTTTGAGATATTTCATAATCCATTTGTCTGTCATGTATGACATGTGTAATTGTCCTTGACCAAAAGCATGTGTCTGCTCTGGGAGTAATCCCTCAACTGTATCAACAGTAATAGACTCTGCTTGGTCTTCAGGCAATAGGGTACGAAGCCACTCAACCTGTATAGGTCTGACTTTCTTTCTAAGTTTTTTAATTTGTTTTGAATTCATATATTAATTCCAAGCTCTAAACTCCATGTAAGGAGTCTCTCTGTGTCCTTCAGGCAACCATTGTACCACACTTTCTATGTCTTGTACAGTCAGTTCTGTGCCTACAGTATCTCCCTCATCATCATGAGACATAATCAAAGCACGACCTGCATAATTTTTATTGCCGATAGTAAAGTATCTGTTATCAATAAGTAGTCCCTCATCATCAACAAACATATCATCTACATTGTTAAGCCTGACCACAGTAAAAGTCCTGCAATCAATCAAGTCATATATCTCTCTAAAATTACCAGAGTACATAACTTCTTTGATTGTCTCATCGAATGGGTTTATAAGTATGCCTTTCATATTACCTCCAATAGTAATGTAATTAATGGTTTGCCTGTTGAGTCTGTAATGTCCCAACTCCAGTCTACAACAAGTCTTAAGACCATACCTGCTTCAGCCTGTGATTTTAAATTCTTAACAGATAGACGTTTGTCTCCACGTTTAGTCTTGTAGAAATTTACTTGAGACTCTACACCGTTTTCAAATATAGCAGGGTAGCTGTGCTTGTGTCCAGCCACCATGTTATCATAACTTAAATCCATCATGCCTGTCAAAATAATGACACTCTTGTTTGCATCTATAATAGATTTGTTAAGCATAGTCTCTGTCAAAAACAAACTTGCTTCTGTCTGGTCTTGAGTCCACCTAAATATATCAGCACCATCAACTTCTTTAGTACCTTTGTAAACACCAGTACCTTCAATGTAATCACTGTAATCGTTGTATGGGTCATCACTAATACTACATAACATCTTACTCATTTGTATTCTCCGTTAAGTTTAATCGAGCTAATAATTTAATTTGCTCTCTGTTTAAATCAGGATACTTTTCCTTTAATCTTTTCCTTTCACTGTGTAGTTTATCAGCATCTTGTATTAAAAGATATGCACCTGATAACATAATTAAAAAAGCTCCACCAAAAATTATATATATTATTATTTCAATCATATTCTACCTCCTATGCTGTATGAATTACAAAGCCAGAGCTATCATGTCGTGCCTTGCCCTTTGCTTTAAGTCCAACAACTACATTGGGTTTATCCATAAATCTAATATCACTCTTGTCCCCATCAATAACTTCTCTGCCCTTGTAATAAATAGGCATTGTACCATGAAAGACTACAGCAATATTGTATTTGATAGCATCAAAGTATTGTGCATATTTGCTACTAGCTTCTGAATAACTCCATGTCAAGTGGTAGTTTTTGTATTGCTCAATCTTTCTTGTAGGTATTTTAGTATAGTCATAGAACTGTACATCAGGGAACATCTCAAAGATATTCTTACCGTCAATTTTGATATGCTCCCATTGTATGTCACTAGTACCATTGAGTCTTAGGCAAGGAAGCTTATCTTTTTTACTACAGTATCTTACAAACTTTTGTATGTCTGTAATCAGGTAGTCCATGAAGATATCTCTAGCTTCTAAAAACAACTTAGTCTTACGTTCTCTAGCTAGTTGTATGGTATTAGTGGTTTCACCCTTCTTTATAATACCACCACGCCCTGCTGTATTAAGACAAGCCTCCTTGCACCCTGCAATATCTTGATAAGGACATATCTTTGTATTNATNGGACTCAGGTGCAGTATTGCACTTAAGTATTCTGAATACACATCCCGACCTTTTAAAATCTTTGGGTTACTAAAACTCAATAAACTATAACTCATAACTATCTCCTAAAATTTATACATCTTCTCCGTAATCTTTTGCCATCTTCTTGATGTCTGCACTTGATAGGGGGTTAGCTTTAAACAAAGCTTTCTGCAACCATTCAAGTGTCAAATCTTTGACATTAATTTTACCATCATAGAAATCATACTCTGAACAAATCTCTTCAAGACAATCATCAAACAAATCATCTCGACCTTCCATAATCCAAAAGTCTGATAGCTCTACTAAAATTCTACCGTGTGTTTTCTTTTCCATTGCACTCATCCTTATTAAAATTAAAGAGGCACTTTATAGTGATACCTAGCACTTAACACTTAGGATATCAAATGCCTACCAGTAATCAATCTAGTAAAGTTCATGACCAATCTCTGGAAGAAACTTAAAGAAGTATTATACTCAAAGTCATCTATCACATCAAATGTTTGTTGTGCATCCATGTTAGTAGAAATCTCAAGCACTTGCATACCCTTGTTCTCTTTACCTAAAGCAATCTTTCTCATAAAAAACAATGGCTTAGAAGGGTTCTGACGTTGCTTGTAAAGCGATGTCTTACCACCATGCCAACCTACAAACGTATCACCCTTAGTGACTTCATAGCGTTCTTTATCACTACGAACTCTCACAATGTTAATACCCAAATCATTAGCCCTATGCCATACAGCTTTAACTGAGTATGGTGCTTGACTGATTGGTGTGGTTGTCTTACTGCCTTTCTTTGAATATGTAATTTTCATAATCTATCTCCAATGATATAAGTTAATATTAGTTGGGTAGTTTTGAAGCGATACCCACGCTTAAATTCTAGTCTGTATAAACAAGCTTTGCAACTGATTTGTCATTAAGAAAACAATTCAATTCTAATGTTCTATCTACATATGTTCTTGTTTCACTATCATATTCTTTACTGTGAATTATGATATCTCTTGTTGAAAAAGTAGATAAATCACTACGTTTTTTAACTTCAATTTTACTGACTCTGTGTATGTTAATCTCCATGATTATCTCCTAAGTAGTTGGGTTAATTGATTCTTCAAGTTCTTTGTCTGCCTCATCTAAAGCCTCTAAAGACTCAAGATAATTCATAAGTTCATCATGTTCATTGTCATCCATAATTATCTCCTTTATGATTAATGATTCGTTGTTGTCGCTGAGAAGTGTACCGCATCCCCGTTACCCTGTCAAGCATTTCTATAATCTTAAGATATATTTATAATCTTAAAAAGTTTGAATAGTCCACACAGTTCCCATTTCCATAGAACCTGCACTCAAAAAAGTATAGTCAGATTTTAAAAACAAATGTTTGCTTTTAGAAAACTTGTGATGATATATAAAAGACTTGTCTTGTTTAAGTGAATGTCTCTCATTAACAAAGTATCCTAAGTCATTGATATACCGTTGTGCTTTTTGTAAGTTTGTGAACTGTTTCATATTACTTGACCGCCGCTATTAAATTATCTTTCATAGTAACATTTGCAAAAAACTCTCTACCTTTTCCAGTAATATGAGGTCTATTTGCTCCAGTTAATACACCATTTGATACATATTGATTACCAAACATACTGGTTTCAATGTAATCTAAACGCTTGCCAATATTTTCTTTAAGTTCTTTCTTGCTTTTGTAGTTAAAAACTATCATTTTCTATCTCCTTTGCTTTGTTTTACAAGGAACATCCCTTGCTGACCCGACCATGATGACCGAAGCCGACAAAGTTGTCAAGCATTTACCTAATTTAAAATATATTTATAATATTAAAACTAAAAAAACTTAATAATTTAACATAATATTAAAATAAATACAAACTTTTTTGTAAATAAATTACATTTTTTAACTTAAATTAGCACATTTGTCCTGTATTTTAACTTAAATACGCCCTCAACCAACCGATTAATTTAAAAACGTCCCTCAACCAACCGACCAACCGTAAGCTCGAGTCTTAAATTACTTAATTAAGTTTAATTAACTTCTTTGGAGTGGGCGACTAGAACCCCATATAAATAGCACTCATCATTATAAAGTAAACTGAGCTTGAGTGATAGATAGACATAAAAAAACCTCCAAACTCAGTAGCTTGGAGGCTTTAGGGTTAGCTATTCTCTTTAAGATACAAGTCTATCTTATCAAAGAACGCTTTGGGTAAGACTTTCTTGGTGAAAAGCTCATTTGCTTTCTTGAAAGTCAGTTTCTTTTCTACTGCTAGACCATAAAGACAGCCCTGAATCTGCTTTTGTAATCTCCAATTCATTGCTCCAGTCTTCTGGTCTTTGGCAAACTTATAGCCTAAACCTCTGCACTGTTTGAATGAAGCAGGGCTTTGAAGTCTTTCTTTGTCGAAAGCGTTTATATCGAATGTATTTTCCATGATTTATCTCCTAAGATTTATGGATTGTTGAATGCCAGCAATGTAGTCTTGCAAGCGGTTAAAGTCAAGTGCGTCTTCGCACTTAATTCCCAATGGCTTGATATCACAATCGTTTAGGATTTGTGTGGATATCTCGGCTATTGAAACTGAGGGAAACTCGAAAGTTTCGTTGTTTGAGTAGGTTATTAAAATCATGCTTTTCTCCTTATAATTTCTTACAGGATTAAAATATAAAGATTTTAAAGTGTCATAAGCTTGTCTGCTTGCAGATGTTCAAGTTTTTTAGCATAAAAAAGTTTAACACGTTGACACTTTAAAATCTTTATATTCCTGTAAACTAGAAATTGTTAGGGGGAAAGTGTGATTCTAATATTCAAACAACGTAACTTTAGGGGCTTACACAATAGCTAAGCCACACAAATCCTGATTGTGACATACGCCCATTGGGGATGTGGGTTTAATCGCTTGGAAGGCTTTACAGTGCTGTGTGTTCAAGAATCTATAAAGCTTTTTAAATTATCATGGAGAATATATATGGTAGCTTTCGATGAAGAAAGACTTCACTGATTCACATACATAAATTAATTAGGCTATAAGTTTGACAAAGACCTTGGAGTATGTTAGAATACTACACCAGTGAAGGCTTTAAAGCCTTGTCAAGCTTTAGAATGGAGACTGACTTGGAAGACTTGTAGAGCTTAGAAACATTAAAGTCTCTTGAGTTATTTGAATAGACTTGCTTTAGATTGAATAGCCTTAGAGTCTTCCAAGTTATTGAGCTTTGGAGTACACCAATGGTCTACTAGAACCACCTCTCTCAGTTTACTCAGGGGGTGGCAGGAGCCCACTCCCCCTACCCTATATATCTATAGCATGGTTATACATTTTATAACGCACAACCCATTAACCAGAACTAGTTAACGCCCCGACACTAAAACCTTTAAAGTTTAAGAGACTAGGAAGTATTTATTTGAGGTGATTGTTTTATCAGAATGATGACAAGGGATTGTCTATATTGACCGTGGGGGACCACAATATTATTGTACACTTCAAATACACTTTTGTCAAGTCTTAATTTAAACTTGACAATCTTGAAATAGAACTGTATACTAGATTCATGGCTATTTTACCAAGTGTTGATAGAACAACAACAAAAAGAGAACTAACTGAAAAGCAACAGTCTTTCCTTACTCATCTTGTAGATACTCAAGGTGATGCAAAGAAAGCCGCAGAGCTTGCAGGTTATTCCAGTCATTATCATCATGTTGTCAAGACTTTAAAGTCTGAAATACTAGAACTCACTCAAGAGATACTAGCTAACTCTGCCCCCAAAGCGGCTTTTAAAGTTGTTGAAATTATGGAATCTAAGAAGCCTGTAGTGCAAGCCGCTAATAAGCTAACAGCCGCACAGACTTTACTAGATAGGGTAGGGGTCAGTAGAGTAGATAAGATAGATGTTAATCATAATGTAAACAGTGGTGGTATCTTTTTAATGCCCGATAAAGCTCCAGTAGTTATTGAGGCTGAAGATGCTACGTATCAGGAGGTAGAAAACTAATGCCAAAAGAAAAAGATAGTAGGTTAAAGAGAGCAGGAGTCTCTGGCTTTAACAAACCTAAACGAACACCTAGTCATCCTAAGAAGTCACACATTGTAGTGGCTAAAGAAGGTGATAAGATTAAAACAATACGTTTTGGTCAGAAGGGTGCTGAGACAGCAGGTGCTCCTAAAGCAGGAGAATCAGCTAGAATGAAAGCTAAAAGAAAGTCTTTTAAAGCAAGACATGGTAAGAATATTGCAAAGGGTAAGATGTCAGCCGCATATTGGGCTGATAAGGTTAAGTGGTAGTATGTCACAGATAGGTAGTAATGAAAATGCTGTACCATTGCGTAGAAGTATTTACAAGACCAGTGATGGTGGTAAAGGTTCTAAACCTAGAATAGATATACATTCTAAGCAGTATAGAGATAATTGGGATATAATTTTTGGGAAAAATAATGCCGACAAAAAAGAAAACAAAAAGTAAGTCTACGGTCAACAAAGCTGGGAACTATACCAAGCCAAGTATGCGTAAGAGACTTTTCGAGAAGATTAAGCGTGGCACTAAAGGTGGCAACGCTGGACAATGGTCTGCTCGAAAAGCCCAGCTTTTAGCAAAAGAATATAAAGCCGCTGGAGGTGGCTATAAATGATGGATAAAATAAGAAACATTTACAACACATGTAAACTATATGTAACAAACTGGATAGACGCAGTTAAAAAAGGATATGCAAAACTATTTAAAAAATGTTTAACTACGGAAACACCAAAGGCTAAGAAAAATGTCAAACCTAAAAAAACCGCAAAGAAGTCTTAAAGCTTGGACAAAGCAGAAATGGACTACCAAAAGTGGTAAGAAATCGTCTGAGACAGGTGAGAGATATCTCCCGAAGAAGGCGATTAGTGCACTTTCATCTTCAGAGTACGCCAAAACAACCAGAAAGAAAAGAGCAGATACAGCTAAAGGAAAGCAACACTCTAAACAACCAAGTAAAGTAGCGAAGAAAGTTAGGAAGTATAGGAAAGTAAAATGAAGGATGGTTACATAACCAGAACTTCTTCTACTATACCTTTTGGATATGAACTAGAAAACGAAGCTGGTTCTTTCTTAAAGCCTATAGATGAAGAGTTACAGGTACTTAAAGAAGTATCTGAAGCAGTCTTTCATGGGGAAATTAGTCTGGGTATTGGAGTAGACTGGTTAGAAGCAGAGACAGGACGTAAGATGTCTAGACCAGGATTAAAGAAGCACGTAGATAAACTATATGGTAGATAAATCAAAAAAGTACTTGACAAACCCAGATGGGAGTTATATACTAAAGAAAGATGGTACTCCTCGATTAAAATCGGGTAGACCTAAGAATTCAGAACTTTCTGATATGAAGTTGGCTTTACAGGCTAAGAATAAATTACAGAAAAAGAATAAGAAAGTTCAAAAGCTAACAAGAAGTTTAGCAAGAGTCAAAAAAGAATTTGACAAAGAAGAGAAAGTTTTAACATCTAATGTTTTAACAGAATCAGAAACCAAAGAGTTACCTGATACTATACAACAACATTTAGATAGCACTGGTTCTCATGTGGCTTTTATGCCAAACGAAGGACCGCAGACAGACTTTCTTGCCGCAGGTGAGAAGGATGTTCTTTACGGTGGTGCGGCAGGTGGTGGTAAAAGTTTTGCAATGTTAATAGACCCGTTGCGATACTGTCACTTCCCAGAACACAGAGCTTTAATATTAAGAAGGTCTATGCCAGAACTACGAGAACTAATAGATAAGTCTCGTGAGCTTTATCCAATAGCATTTAAAGGTGCTAAGTTTAAAGAAGTAGAAAAGTTATGGCAGTTCCCTAGTGGAGCAAAGATTGAATTTGGATTCTTGGAACGAGATGCAGATGTTTATCGTTATCAAGGACAAGCGTACAGTTGGATAGGTTTTGATGAGATAACTCATTTACCTACAGAGTT